GATACTTTGGTTTATGGTTGCTGCTCTCATAAAGGTATTAAACTGTTCATCATTCAATAATGCCTTAGCACCTGACATATCGTCTCTCATACCCTTAAATACTTCAATCTCATTCTCATTCACTAATTGAGATAAAATGTGTTGATTATTCATACTCATCAATACTCCTTTTTATAATTTTCTTGTACCATCAGGATTACGTCCTAATGCGGTGTAAATATTCATTGGTTTAGCAGTTTTCTCTGCTATATTATCATGTACTGGTTCTGCTTTGGATTCGCCTTTCTCTGCTACTGGTTCTTCCTCCGCTTCTTCCTCTACTTCTTCTTTTTCTTCTTCAACTTCATCTTCTTCAGCAACTTCCTCAACAGTAGGTTCAGTCTCATCTTCTGCTTTCTCAGCAACCTCAACTGTTTCATCTACTGGAGTAAGTGCTTCGGTTAAAGTTTGTTTAAATTCTTCTTGCATGGATTTTAATGCTTCATCAAAACCAGTCTTCATCTCTTCAATCTTAGCCTCAAGAGTAGAGACTTGAGATTTAAGAGCAATGACTTCTGCTTCTTCACTCATACCCATAGCAGTAAGAATCTTAGATTTTAAACTAATCTCATCATTTTCCATAATATCTAACTCGCAAAATTTACTTTCGTGCAAGCAAGGTTGCTTTGTCAAGCTCACACTTAATACTACTGGATTAGGCACATCCTTTATTAAGGAATTGCCCATACTACTTATTTGGTTCTTACAGGCACAATCATCACCATGTCCACTCTTTAATGCTGCTAAATATTTATCAGCGGATTCTTGTGGTAATATGCTTGGTGAGTATCCTGTATAGTAACCTTTCATTGCCTCCGAAATTGCTTCATCATCGGTAATGTGTGTAGTTAATAACCAAGTACCCTTTGGGTAGGTGGTTTCTCCATTGATTGTTGTGAATGTAGTATCTTGATCTAGTATTATTGATTTTGATGGTGTGCCTATTTTCCTACCATTCTTTGTCAAGCCGTGTTCATGGTCTACGAAACCATATTTATCGTAACTGTTTTTGAATGCTTTGACTTGCTCTTCTGTCAATGGTGTTTCGCCATTTTTATAATCGCAATCTCTTGCATGAGGAATCAATACGGGTGCAGTCAAATAGATTGTACCATCAGTTAATTCTTTTATAAAATTCATAATTATCATCTAATCTTTATAAGGTCTGATTCGTGGAATTGTTCCATTGGTGGAGCAGTATAACCATAAGGTATTACATATGGTGCATTGGCACATCGACAGTTTATCCATTCCTCGATTGGTCCATCAGTATCACCAGGATACTTTAAACCATTACTATAAGTGTCGCCTAATCTTATTATTTCACCATCAAGGATTACATGGTCTGCCTTGTCATGTTTCTTTAATCCTCTGACTCGGTCATCATGTCCACTTACCCACATAGTGTACTGGACATCATATTCCTTATAAGTGTCCATCACTGCTCGATTGTGAGCATTATGTATCTCTGTCCGTGCTATCCGCTTGGCTTCCCAAGTCTCTAATTGTTGGAATCTTTTCCGTAACATATTCGCTACATAATTGATTCCCTCTCCACTCTTGTAACCATCAAGGATTATCTGTTTGATTTGATTATCTACTCGTACAAGTGTAGCTTGACTAGCAATGAACACAGTATTGAGCAGGTCATCTTCAGCACCAGTTAATGTGCCGAACAAATCATAAATCCTTGAAAGAACTGGTGAAGATTCAATTGTTTCTGGTGTAATGATTGCCTTATTTGCTACACGATTCTTATTTAATCCAAGGACTAGTCTTTCAGCTTCTTTTGTCCCTAGTTCATATTCACGTTGCAAGTATTTTTCAAGGATTCTATAATATTCTTCGTGGTTGAGTATTGGTTCGGTGATAAGGTCGACTTGTCCAAGGAATAGGTTATCTTGCCAATAAGATTTTAGGTTACGTTGTACTTGCTTTTCAAGAGCTTTGAAGTATTTTTGTAATGCATGTTCTAATTGTCTTTCATTGTTTCGAGTACGAGCATTACTAATCCTGCTCGCTAATATCTGTCTCTTCGGCAACTGGTCCATCTCCTCTTACAGACTCTTCCAAGTTAGCGAGAATACTATCAACTTCAAGGTAAGGATTATTCTCTGATTGATTCCATAATAATTCTAATGGTTGTCCATTCAAGTACCTTGCATTCAAATAATAATCATCAGTTTCATCTTCAATATCTAATCCGAATTTGGAACCGAAGTTATCAATCAAATCCTTAATGGTCATAGCACCTCTTGCAAACAAGAATTCTGCTAAAGCCAAATCCTTAGTATAATCAATCGGTGCAACATCCTCAATACAGAACCTCCAACTAGTTACTTCTAATTCATTAGCGATAAGGTTGATTAATGATTCGCATTCAGATTTGATAGGTGCAACAGTACCATACTTATAGGAAGCCATTGTATTGTCACTGTTACCACCATTCAAACTACCAGCATCATAAATACCTAACCTTGATGGGTCTACATGGTGAGCATGTAACACTTCATCACGTGTATCCTTACGATACATACGGAAATGTCCTTCTTCAGTCTGCACACTTAAAGGGGTAATCCTAAGGTCAACATTACCCTCCTCACCTTCTGATGGAATGGTAATGCAGATTGCAGAGTGTGGATTCTTAATCACTTCCCTAATCTGCTGACCAATCTTATACCTTAAAGTCTGGGTGTAATCATAATCTTCATCAGTTGGATCTACATCATAATCTGCGAAGTCACCGGTAACTGTGATTGCGAATTTTGGCATTCCATAATTCTCGAAGAAACTGTTATTGTATCGTACAGCGGATATGTCTCCCTTGATTGAACCTAAACATGAGATGATTGGTGGACGACCATAATAATCAGTACCAGGAGCATACTCCATACTCCATAACAATTCATTAGCCCGTTGGTGTGGTGCTAAACTATTGTATGGTTTCCATTCTCCAGTGTCCGCATCTACATCACATAATTCTCCATGTTCATTATAGTTTTTGCCATAGATTACGAACCATACCCTTTTGCCTCCAGGACTAATATGTAACACTCTCTTCTGGTCGGTGTGTCTGCGGAGTGTATGTGCTGGTATATGTTTCAATCTTTTAATATCTGATTTGCTAGTGGTTTCCCTTATAACCTCTAATGCACCATAACCAATCGCTCTACGGTCATATACCATACGCTGTAATTGTGTATTGATTGATGGTGTACTGTTGTTTAAGACTTCTTCAAGTCTATTCTTCTCGGCTTCAATTGGTTCTATTCCTTCAACTGGTTTCAAAGTATAATCAATACCAGTACTATCTACAGCCACTACCTCAACACAACTAGCATGATAAGTGTAAAGGTCTAAAAGTTTCACTAGACTACTTGGGTCATATTTTGGATTAAGAATGCTTTTACCATGTAGTAATGGGTCATCAGGCACACTCTTACTGCCAGTCACAGGGTCCACATCTGCTTTCAGTGCGAATCGTTCCAATTCTAACGAATCCACTATATGATGTTGGTCCTCCTTATCAATTGTTACAATAAATGAATCTGAATGTTTAGTCATAATAAATCACACATTAATTTTTCTTCTTGGTCTTAACCAATGCTTAGCACTACCAGTACAAGTATCCACAATATCATCTTCGCCACCATCAGCACCAGTAAAACTGACTAACTGGTCAATGAGTTTCATATTCCAATCTGCCTTACAGAAGTATACTCGTCCATCTTCAGATAATGCTTCTAGGTCGAAGCTTCTGATATTCTTTGCCATTCGTACCTTATCACTACGGATATGATATTTTTTCAAGTCTTTGTCTCTTCGGAAAGCATTAATCAGTAACTTTGAACCTGCTCCTGGTTCCTGTTCAACCTTGATTAGTACATGTTTACCATCTCTCTTTGCTGTTCTTTTGAATACTTTCAAGGTTTCGCTACTGCTGAATTTCCCTGCGACAAGGTCTATAATGTAGAGGTTGGTTCCATCATAACCAGTTAGTAATCCGCTTGTACCGTCTCCTTCTTTACCGGAGGCTGCGAAGTCCCAGTATCTCATCATTGGCAAATCCTTAGGCAAATCCTTACGGCCAATTAGGTTGTAGATACGGTTAGTGGTTTCGTCCATGAACCAGGACCTTTTGAAAATGTTACCATCACGTTCTATAGGTTGTCCTTGATAAATAGCATTAAAGAGGTAACTGCCCATTGATTGTTTCTCTGCCATCAACCAATCATAGCTTCTTTGTTCTTCCCATAGTACTTCACCGATTTGTCTTCCTAATAAGTCATTTGGGGAGTCGCAGATTGCTGGTATATTACAATCTAACCATACATTAGGGTCAATAGTTCCACCATTACGGAGTATCTCCAAACCTTCCCGTGCATTAATTGTCGGTTCACTCTCACGAATAATCCCATGCAAATCTTTCAAATGTAATCTTTGAGCAATGACTAACATTATTGGCGGTAATCCATTACTCCTCTTCTCTAACCTAGTCTTAGCTGTGGCTTCAAACCAATCCTTCAACCTTTGTTGTTTGACTTTGGATTCTGCATCTGCAATATTCTTGATTGGATCATCAACTATGAATAATCCTGCACCAAAACCAAGTATTGAACCACCGGCTCCAACTGCTAACATTTGTCCTCGGTATGGATGGTTTAGTCGGAATTTGTTCTTTGCCTTACTATCTGTGGATAGGCTTACATTATAAGGACTTAATCCTCCATAATAGTTGAGAACATCTTTGACTTGTCCACCAAATTCGGAAGCTAATCCTTGACTGTAAGCGGTTAAGATAACCTTGTCATTTGGGTAATGTGCTAAGAAATAACTGGCAAAGTTTTTACTGATAAGTGTACTTTTCCCATGTCTTGAAGGTACTCCTAATAATATCTTACTGACTCTACCTTGCAAAGCATAACCAAGCAATTCAATGATTAAGATGTCAAAGTTTCTTGGTCGCCAATACCCATTATTAATCAGTATCGACCATTCACCAATACCACGGGGTTTACTTGGTAGTTGACTTATCTCCTCCGCTGTTATCATCTTTATCGCCAAGTAATTCTTTTAATAATTCTAGGTCATTTTCTTGTATCCTTGGGTCATTCATATCTATATCTGCTTGGATAGTTTGTTTGGTTTCTGCTTCGATTTGTTGCTTCTCAGCTACAACAAACTGTTCAGGGTCAGTAACTTGTAAAAGATATTGCTTAGCCATCCACGATTTATTATCTTGAATATCATGTAAGTTCTTCGCTATAAACTTAGACTTGGCTCTCTGCATATCCTTATAAAAATCATTGTACTTGCCACGCTTACTATTCTTGCCTTTCTCCATCCACCTATAAACAGTACGCCTATCAATACCTGCAATGTCTGCACAATATTTCAAAGGCAAACCTTTACTGTAATTCTCCACTAAGCATTGGCAAGTTTCTTCATTAAACTTCTTAGGTGGCAATGCGTCACACCTCCTATTAAATAGTGAGACATTAAATCATGTTGAAATAGACATTGATTAGTATGGTTATTATGGTTAATCCGACTCCGACTAAGGTTATGATTTGTGATATTCGGTTGTGGTTGTCGATGTTGGTTTGTTTTTGTAGTTCTAGTTCTGTTTCGATTGCTTTTAATCGTAATTCTAGGTCGGTGTCGCCTTTATTGGATAATAGTATTAGTTGGTTGACGTTCTTGTTGAGGGTGTCTATTTTTTCTTCCATTTTATCTATTTTTGTGTACAAGTCATCAATCCTTTTGTCTTTGTAATCTGCTCGTGTTTCTAATTCAGCGATTTTCCTTGATTGTCCTTGTATCTGGTCCTCGTGTATGCAAGTGTAGTCAACCATATGTCCTCAACAATCCCTTTCTATTCTCAGAATAAGTTACATCGTCATTTCTATTCTTGGATTACTTCACCAGTCCTTATGTTTACGATTTCATCATGATGTGAATCGTATTTGAGTACTGGTTCACCTTCTTCATCAGTGGTGATTGTTTTCCAATTCTCTAGTTTAGTCATACTAATCAATAAAAAAATAAAATAAGTTTCTCT